TGCCTTTTTAATCGAATTATAAACAACTAAAAATTTAAATAATGAAAACATTATCATTAGGAGATACTCATGGACGAAATTATTGGAAGAAAATAATACAAGGAGATGAAGATTTGATTATCTTTTCAGAGATTAATGAATGGAGTTATACTTATTGTGATATTTTACAACATACAATAGAAGGATATATATTAAATTTGTAACAATTAAAAAACAACAAAAATGAACAAAGAAGAATTAGTAGAATTAGCAGATAAGCTTGGCATAAAACATTATAATGAATGTGAAGAACGCATTTGTCTTAGTGGAATTAATGGGCATGCTACAGTATTATATACAGATAAAGCATATGAAAGAGTCAACTGGCAGAAACCAGCTGAAATGATTGATTTTGCAAATCATCTCAAACAAATGGGTAGAGATTCCTTAAAATTCGACATGAATGAACTAATTAAATAATTAAAAAATCAAAACAATGAGCGATAATATATTTGTAGAAGAGGATTGGGAGCACGTCCTAACAAAAGAACAATTATATATTAAGGAAAGAGAAATAAAAATGATGAATGATTATTGGGAAGAATGGTGTAAAGATTTAGAAAAACGGCTTCCCGCTAAAATTACGGTTGTTGTTCCTAAAGAAGAAGAAATAAATACAAAAACTCAATAAAATGGGATGTTTTTAATTTTATTTGCAAAAAATCGAGGAAGTCTGTGTTATCCTCGATTTTTAAGAACCTGTTGATCATCCATATCATAAAATTCATCGGTAGAAATGAGTCTTTATATAATCTCCCCCCAGCCAAAATGTAAATTTTGTGGTGAGGTGATGAAAGAATGGAATCCTTTTGCTAATGAACATTATCATATACAATGTATAGCAAAACATATTTCTAATAAATTAATAGTAATAGTAAAAAATCAAAATGAAAATAAACATATCTCCTGAACATTTTGAAGAAATCCTTAAGAAAGGATATAGTCTTGATATTGTGTTTATGTTAAAGGCTTTAGAAGAGGGAATGGATATGGATGTTTTATGTGAGAGGAGTGACAAAATTCTTGCTTTAAAAGACACTATTGTTAGAAAAGGATTGATTACAGAGGAGGGAAAACTGACATTATCAGGAATGGAATTAGTTGAATATATAATAAAACCTTCTACAGCTAAAATCGTTAAACGTAAGCCCGATAATGATGCTTTTATGCAATGGTGGAATCAATTTCCTGCAACAGATACATTCTCTTATAAAGGAAGAAAATTTATTGGCTCAAGAAGCCTGAGACAAGCAAAAGATGTATGTAGAACACTATTTGATAAAATTCTGTTGGAAGGAGATTATAAAGCAGAACAATTAACGGCTGCATTGAGAATAGAAATAGAACAGAAAATGGAAAATTCAATTAGGACAGGAAATAATAAACTCTCCTTCATGCAAAATTCTGCAACATATTTAAGGCAAAGAACATTTGAATCATTTGTTTCTTTAATTGGAACAAAAACAACAGAAACAGAAGAAAACATATATAATGGAACAGAAGCATAGAATAAATAAATTAGAGCAAATTCATTTTTTTGCTAATGAATTATCATTTCTTCCAGAAGCAGAAAATATGGAATATATTCTTAAATTAACAGTGGATGAAATTTTTGATATTTTCTCAAAAGAATTTCGTAATTTTGTCCCCTTTAATTATAAAGCAGGAAACGTCACGTTTAGAATAGAATTACAAAAATAAAACAATTATGGCATGGGGAACAGAATTCACAGCAGATGTATATTTGTCACATCTGCTGTTTCGTACGAAAGATCAATTATTAGAACAGATTGAAGAAGCAGAAGGTAATATATCCCTTATAAAGGAGAAATTATTAATGTATGCTTCTTCAACGCCAAAAGACATTTATCTCTCAGAAGAAACGGAAGAAGAATCACCAACAGATGAAGACCTTCTTCCTACAATACATGAGATGATAAATGAACTATTTGATTGGCTAAGAGAAGAAATGTTTCTTTTAAGTAAATTATATTTATTTATGGAAACATTAGAGAATAATCCAGATAAGGATATTAGTGAATATTTTCCAAAATCAGAAATATAAATGAGAACAATTTCAACAGAAGAGAAATATCAAATTAAAAATGCCAAATGCTCTTGGCTTACTAAGAATAAAGAGAGAAAACTCTTTAGGAGCAATTCAATTTCTGACATAAATAAATTGATTGAATTAAGTGATTATGCTAATAATTTAATTAAGAAGAAATGACAAACATCAGTATCTGGGGAGCCTATTCAATAGGCATTATTACAGGAGCAATTGCTGCCGGAATAATTGTGCTTATTATTGTAATTAAAGAAATACGAACATTTGATATGGATTAACTATGAGCTTTGATTCATTAAATAAAATGATAGAAGATGGAATAGAGGGAAAAAATCAATCTATTCCAATAGGAATGTCCCGTTTAGGAAAATATGCCAATATAAGAAAGAATATTCTTACGTTGATATTTTCCTCAACAGGCTGTGGTAAAAGTGGTATGCTCGATAGTATTATATTAAATGCCTGCAATGATTATATGTTGCATCCCTCTGAATATAAATTAAAGCCAGACTTTCAACTCTTTAGTATGGAAAGAAGTAAAATAATGAGAATTGCAAAGTGGCTCTCTCACATTATATTTATACAGGAAGGAGTAGAAATTCAGCTTCCTAAAATGTTAGGATGGTGGGAAGAGAAATTAACCAAGGAAGAACATAATTTAATTAAAAAGTATGAGGGATATGTTGAACAACTTTTAAATGATTTTATTACTATTCATGATGGAGCAAAAACTCCTAATGAAATATATAGAATAATGAAAGATCATTTAGAGGATAATGGAGAATACTCAGAAGAAATAATTAAAGGAAAGAAACACAAAATATATACTCCCACTAATTCTAACATTGTGGTTATTCCTGCTTTTGATCATGGTAATTTAACAAAGACAACTAAAGAACTTCCTGCAAAAAAGCAGGCAATTGATAAACTTGTAGAATACACTCAGGGATTTAGAGACCTCGAAGGATGTGCTCCAATATGGATTAGTCAAATAAACAGAAGTATATCCTCTATAACAAGGATAAAAGATCAGGAGCATGAATTACTATTAGAGGATGTGAAGGAGTCTGGTGACATTGGGGATGCATGTGATATTGCAATTAGTTTATTTGATCCTGTTAAATATCAACAATCATCGAGAACCGGGTATACACCAACAGACTTTATTGATACAAACACCGGGGCAAACTATTTCAGAAGTGCTCAAATATTAAAATCTTCTTATGGAGCAGACAATTTAAGAGTTGCTCTTGCTTTTAATGGCTTTTGTGGTCAATTCAAAGAGCTTCCAAAGAAAAAAGACCTCTCTGATGATCAATATTCGGAGCTGATAGAGAGTGTTATTAATAAATCTTATTTTTTAAGTTGATTATTTAATGGAACATATTTCTTAAAAAATGACACTAAGAGAACAAAGACAAAATGAATTTGCAGACATTTGGCTGGAAACAGGAAAGAATGGTCTATTGCATTTATGCCCAAGAAGCGGGAAAAGCAAAATAGGCTTATTAATATTTGAAAAAATAAGAGCAAATAAAATTCTAATTGCCTATCCGGATAATAAAATTAGAGATTCATGGGAACGGGAAATGGTAAAATGGAATTATCAAAATGATAATATTACATTTACTAATACTCGTTCCCTTGAAAAATATGTAGAGGAAGAATATGATGTTGTTGTTATTGACGAAATTCATACTCTCTCCGATTTTCAAATAGAACAATGTAAAAAACTCTTTATCAAAAATAAGACTGTTTTGGGCCTCTCTGGTAGCATTTCATCAGAAACAGAGGAAATATTAGCCAGAGAATTATCGTTGCTTATAGTGGCTAATTATAGCATAGAACAGGCTATTTCTGAAGGAGTGATTACTGACTATGAAATTAATGTTATTTCTGTTCCTCTTGATAATAAAATTAAACAGCATTTTGGAAAAAAGCTGAGAACTGAAAAGCAACAATTTGATGCTTATACAAAGGTGATAGAAAAATTAGAGAAACAAGGAAGAGATACAAAATTCCTGCGTCTTGCAAGAATGAGAGTGATTCAAGGGAGTGTTGCAAAACAACAAAAAACTATCTCTCTTATAGAGGAACATAAAGAAGAAAGAATTCTTATATTCTGTGGCTTAACAAAAATAGCAGACTCTCTTGGCATTCCTTCTTATCATAGTAAATCTTATGAGAAGGATGCATTTGATGAATTTGTAAATGGAGAGGGTAAACAATTGGCTGTCTGTAAGATAGGCTCAGTTGGTATAACGTTTACTCCCCTCAGTTTCACTATCATCAGCTTCTTCGATAGCAATTCTGAAAACCTTTGCCAGAAAATTCTTCGTGTAATGTCAATGGAATATGATAATCCTGAGAAGTGTGCAAAAATTTATATTGTTAGCAGCACAGAAATAGTAGAGCAGCATTGGCTTTCTCATGCGCTTGAAATGTTTAATGAACAAAAAATTAATTACTTATGAAAATAGAATTAATCAAAGAAGAGCAATATGGAAAATCTCCTTGGTATGAAATACTAATTGATGGGGCTTTCTATACAGGGAGTTTACTACAATCGAAAATCGAAAAAGACTATGAAGCAATTCTTGCTAATTCAGAAATAATAAAAATTAAAAGAGAATTGCTGAGAAGTGATGAAATTGTATTACCTTTGCAAGAGGAAATTAAATTAGAAACAGAAGAAAATGGAGAAAGCCAAGAATGATGCTGAAAAATTAGTAAGAGAAATAATGGAAATTCTTGTTCACCAAAGAGAAATATTAACAGAATTAGAAAAATTATAATTATGGAAAAAGAAAACTTAGATGATTTTAGCCTACCGACACAAATGAGTATCCCGGAAGATGATATGAAAAGCTGTATTATCTACGGTCTTCCTAAATGTGGGAAAACAACAGCACTTTCTCTATTATCCAACTGTTTAATTATTGATACGGAGAATGGGTCTGATAAAATTAGTGGGTTCATTAAAAAAGTTCCAGAAGATAAAGGGCCAGTTGGTAAAATGATTTGGCTTGACAAATTTGCAGATGAATTAATTAAAGCAGGAAAACCATATGATTATGTAGCTCTTGATACATTCTCTGAAATTAACGATTGGGCAGAATGGAGTGGTACATACAGATATTGTAATTCAGTACAAGGAAAATCATACAATAGAGAGTTAGATGCTACAGGAAAACCGATCAAAGGTGGCCCAATGTTAAAGCCTACAGATGATAATTATGAAAGTGTACATAATTTAGCAGACGGTTATGGGTACAGATGGTCTCGTGAAGATACATTAAGAATGTTTGCGAAATATTTGAGAGTGGCTAAAAAATGTATATTTTATGTATGTCATGTTGAAGATAAATATATTGGGCAGAAAGAGAATACAGATGTTATTATTCCTAAACAATTGGCATTAACAGGAAAATTACGAAATATTCTTCCTCGAAAGGTAGATGCTATTGGATATGTGTATAATGAGGATGGAGAAATTAAAATCAATTTTACCGGAAATGAAGAAAGAGTTGGAGGCAATAGATGTAAACATATTATTGGATATAATGGAAAATTAGATTGGGATATTATATTTCCTAAAAATGTGTAATAAGTGTTGGATGCAAAAGCATTGCTTTCAATGACATTTCGGAAGCAATGAAAGAATTGAATGATTATATTAATAATTATAGAGATACATTTGTAAAATGGCAAAAAATATTTTACGAAAAAAAATAATAACAATTAAAAATTAAAAACTATGGCAAACAGTATTAAAGGTAAGAAAAGAGAGAATCAAGGAGAATTTGTAAAAAAAGTAGGACTCTTCACCGGAAGAGTAATTGCAATTAATCCTTCAGAGGAAGAATATGAAAGTGTGTTAGGAATCACTTTGGATGAAAATAGGGCATTGGAATATTTGGGAGAAAGAGATGGCAACACCACTCTTAGAATTGATATATGGACAGAAGATAAAGAAGGAGATAAACGTAAAATAAGTTTCTTTCTTGAAGATAAAGAACGTAATAACAAAGAAGAAACTAAGAAACAATATATAAATGGCGTTGGTGTATGTAGTTGGGCTGACGATCCTAATAATCTTCCTGATTGGTTTAAAAGCAGGGAATATCGTGTAGCACATACAGGAGAAGAAGAATTGTATGAATTTCTTCGTACATGGCTTGGTAAACTCGATTATAAGGATGCTGAAACTGTATTGGAAATTGATTGGAAGAAATTGATGAAAAACAATCTTTCTGATCTAAGGGAACAAATTGATGGTGAATATTGTAATGATGAAGGAATTGGCCTCATGGCTGTCATCGTTACAAAGGAGAAAGATGGAGAAATTAAAGAATATCAAGGAGTGTATAATAAAGGATGTTTACCTCCTTATTCTCTTAAATATTTTCGGTTGATTGATTATTCTAAAGAAGAGGAAAGAGCAAAACTTCTTGGTAAAAAGCCAAAAGATTTGAAAATACATGAGAAGTTTGTTCTCAAGGTGTACAGTGAGTTTGGAGGATGCAGAGATTATTTTGAATTGAAAGACCTCCATGAATATAATCCAGCAAATAATCCTGTTAATTCACCAGAAACAAATATTCCTGATAAGGATGGGCCTAATTATTAATTAATATGTTTAACAATAGTCCCTGTTATAGAAATGTAGCAGGGACTATTTATTTTTAACAGCAATGATAAAAGGTAAAATTATTATTCCTCTAACAATTGATAATATTTTGAAATACATCACTCCATTTGATATTTTTAGGCATTTCATGATGTTAGAAGGAAATACTAAATGGAAGATTAATCAAATAACCAATTCTCCTTTTCCTCCAGAGGATGAACATCCCTCCTTTTTAATAGGAAATAGTTATGGGGAATTATCATTTATTGATTTTAGATTAGGACTATCTGGAGATTGTTTTAAATTCGTAAGGGAGCTTTATAGTCTTTCTTCTTTAGATGATGTACTAAGGAAAATCGACGAGGAATTTGGCTTAGGAATAGCTTCTTCAAAAAACATAGGAGAATATAAAAGAATAAAATCAGAATATAAACAGCCAGAAGAAATCAAAGAAAAACATTATTCTATTATTCAATGTATAACAAGGAAATTTACTAATGAAGAATTAAGATGGTGGGGAAGTTACTATCAGGACATTAGTGATTTAAAAAGGGAGAATGTATTTTCAATCCAAAAGATATATCTAAATAGAAAGTTATATCCTATGAAGGAAACTGAAATGCGCTATGGTTATCTTTTTGGAAATACGTGGAAACTATATTTTCCAAATTCAAGTAAGAAGAGAAAGTGGCTTTCTAATGTTCCTTTAAAGACTGCTTATGGATTAGAAAATCTAAATAAAGACCATAATGCACTTATTCTTGATTCTAAGAAAGATTACATGGTTTGCCGTAAAGTATATGAATATTGTGCTGGAGTCCAAAACGAAAGTTTAGCTTCCTTTTCTACAGAAACAGTAACTCATATAAAGAATAATTCTATACAAGCATATTGGGGAGGTGATTCTGACAACCCAGGTAAGAGTGCAAGTTATATAATAACAGGAGAATTTGGATGGAAGCACATTAACCCACCAGATAATCTTCTTCCTGAAACAAAAGATTGGGCTAAAATGGCAAAAGATCTTGGATTACAATCACTTACAAATCATTTTGTCACTAAAAGATTATTTGGTTAATTCAATTTATTGTATTATCTTTGTAAAAATTTAATACAGTAAATATGGAAAAGAAATGTACAAAATGTAAGCAGATAAAACCTATTGAAGAGTTTTATAAACGTAAAAATGGAATAATTTATCCAAGATGTAAAATTTGTTGGAGTGAAGACTGTAAAGAATATACTAAAAAAAATAAAGAAAAAGTAGAGAGTTCTCGAAAAATGTGGGTATCTAATAATAGAGATAAAACAAGATTTACAAAAACTAAATGGAGAAAAAATAATCCAGAGTATCATAAAAACTATTATAAAAAAAGAGTAGAAGAAGATCCACTATATAATAGTAAATGTTATTCTAAAGATATAAACAAGAGTAGAGAAGCAGCTAAAAGAAACAGACAAAGACATCCTAAATATAATCAAGAATATATTAAGAAAAAGATTAAACTTGATAATAATTTTCGTCTTGCTAGAAATATGAGACATAGAATTATCTATGCTCTTAGACTTGCTAAAACAAAAAAGGAAAATACAACTACAACACTACTTGGGTGTTCTATTATAGAATTAAAACAACACTTGGAATCTAAATTTTCACCAACTATGAGTTGGGAGAATTATGGAAAATGCTGGCAAGTTGATCATATTATTCCTTGTACATTATTTAATCTATCAAATAAGGAAGAACAGAGAAAATGTTTTCATTACACAAATCTACAACCATTATTTACAGTTACAACTGTAATAGACGATGTAGAATACTTAGGCAATAGAAATAAAGGAAGTAGAATTATAAATAAATAGAAAACTATCTTATAGAAAGGAACATATTATGAATGATATACATTTACAAAGAGATACAGATAGAGCTGTAGATAATATAACAAATATTGTTAATCAACTTATCGCAGAAATTGAATATTTAGAAAAACAACTTAGTCAATATGAAGATTTAGTTATTGACAAAGACAATATGATTGATATGTTAAAGGATGAAATTTATCAATATAAAAAGGAGCTATAATTATGGAAGGATATTTAATACAATTGATGGGCGGTGATGGTGATTATGGAGACTCTATAGGGCTATATTGGTCTAGAATTCCTTTTGATAATGAGAAAATTATTTCATCATATAAAGGATTTATAAAAGATGATGTATTAGACGAAATGGAAGTAACATTTGAAGAATGGTGGAATGAAGATAATGACAACAAAATTGAAAGAGTATTTGTAGATGAAATATATGTATAACAAATCTAAAAAATAGAAATCATGGGACTTGATATGTATTTAACAAAAAAGACGTGTGTTAAGAATTGGAGTTATAATGCTCCCAAAGATGTCTTTAAAATTACTGTTAAAAAAGGAGGAAAACCTTTTAAAAATATTGATGTAAAAAAAATAGTTTATATTGAAGAGGAAGCGGGGTATTGGAGGAAAGCTAATATGATTCATAATTGGTTTGTGGATAATGTACAAGATGGAAAAGATGATTGTAGAGATTATTATGTAGATATTAGTAAATTAGAAGAGCTTTTAAGGATATGTAAACAAGTGAGTAAAAATCATTCAGTTGCTGAAGAGTTACTCCCATCAAAATCAGGATTCTTCTTTGGAGATACAGATTATGATGAATGGTATTATAAGGATGTGGAAGAAACAATAAAATTATTAGAAGATATTCTAACTAAAGAAGGAAGCAAAGAAGCAGAATATTATTATAGGTCTTCTTGGTAAACAACTAAATGTATAACGATTAATAAGAAAAACCAAAGATATGAATACAGTAATATTGAAAGCAAAAGGTGTAAAAGAAATTACACGACAAGAAATAATGAGTTATGTTCCTCCTATAGCAACGGAATCTTATTGCCCAATATCTAACAAACAAATAATACAAACAATACTTGAACAGTTAGATAGAAATAGGTTAACGCTAAGAGGAGAATTTCACAAAAGAGATGGAAGTCGCAATAAATTTGTAGGAGGATTTGTTATACATAGCGATAATAAAGAAATGAACCTCTTCTTAGGATACAAAAATTCTTATGATAAATCAATGACTGCTGCGTTCGCTCTTGGAACAAGAATTATGATTTGTAGTAATTCTGTTGTAACAGGTGAGATATCTATGATTAGAAAACATACAGGGAGAGCGGATGAAATAATTATAAATGCTCTTTCTGCAGGAATATTAAGGCTCAATGATGGATTTATTGAAACTTTAGATGAACAATTCTCAAGAATGAAAGAAATAAAAATAGACAAGAGAATTTCATCAGAACTTGCGGGGAGACTTTATATAGAGGAGAAGATAATCACATCTCACCAACTTTCTATTTTTAAAAAAGAAATAGAGAACGAAAGTTATGATTATGGTGTACAAGATACTCTTTATAATCTATATCAAGCAACTACACATAGTCTAAAAAGTAGTCATCCTACAACTTGGATGAATAATCACTTAAAGGCACATAAATTCTTTACAGAGGTGGCGGGAATTATTCATTCAGAACCAAAAATCACTGTTCCTGTTTCTCCTATTGTTGCTCCTAATCAATTGTCACCTAATTTTATTGATTAATGGATTTCGAGAAGTTTAAAGAATACATACATTATTCATGGTGGGATGGGTTGAGGCCATTTATAGAGAGTGAATCTTGTGATAGAATATATGAATTCTTAAGAAAGGAAGCAGGGAGGGGCAAGCGAATTGCTCCTCTCTCTTCTAATGTTTGGAGAGCGTTTAAAGACACTCCTTATAATGAATTGAAGGCAATTATATTGGGGCTTGCGCCATATCATACATTCACAAAAGATAATAGGCCAATTGCTGATGGTCTCTTAATGAGTTGTTCTATTACTAATCAACTACAGCCATCATTGGAACAGTTCTATAATGCCTGTGAGAGAGAATTAGGTATTTCTATTAATAAAACACCTAATCTGGAATTTCTTGCAAAGCAGGGAATATTAATGTTAAATGCCTCTCTTACAACTGAAAGAGGAAAGCCGGGCAGTCATCTCTCTATTTGGCAACCATTTATGAAATATTTATTTGAAGAGGTGATTATTACAACAGGAATGCCCGTTGTTCTGCTTGGCAAAGAAGCGAGTAAAATGAAAAAATATCTCTCTTCTTTTACATGGATTATAGAATGTAGTCATCCGGCGAGTAGTTCATATTCTGGGGGCGAATGGTCGTCAGAAGGAATGTTCACAAAAATTAATACAATATTAAAAAATAATAATGGATATGAAATTCAATGGAATAGTCAACAATAACATATTTATGTGTATATTTGCACTACTAATTAAAAAAATAATAATAATATGAAAATTAATATTCCAGACAGAATACAATATAATATGTATATCGCTGGAAATAAATTATACAATGAATTTATTGAAACAAATAATATTACAAAGCTAAGAGATGCTATAAAAGCGTACAACGTTTCTCTTTCTTCAATAAAAATCAAACTAATTGAAAAGCTAAATAATAAATCATGCCAGTAAAAGAACTTATTATTGAATTACAAAAAATGCCTCAAGACGCAATGGTGAACCAAGAACAGCTATCCTGATGATTCAAATGATTATACTGAAGGAGACAATTGGGACTTTTTAAATTTATAAATTATGAACAAACGAATAGTAAAACCAAAAACAACAAGAGTTCCTAAAATAATGAACGCTGGCACGATGACGCAATCTGCTTTTTTCCAGTGGTTGAGACACGTATTGAGAAAAGCCAGCGTTACATGGAAGCCAATTGCTGAAGTTAGGAGAGAGGCAAGAATTCCTTATAAGGGAAAAGATAAAAGAAGAAAATATATGTATATATGTGCTAATTGTGGGAAGGAATTTAAAGCAGAGGATACAAATGTTCATCATGTTGTAGAATGTGGTTCTTTAAATTCATTTAATGATTTACCTTCTTTTGTGGAAAAACTCTTTGTGGAAAAAGCGGGGCTTGTCCTGCTTTGTAATAAATGTCATAATGCAATTCATAATAAAGAATAAATGGAAAATGTATCAATGCCTACACAAGCTAATGGATGGATGTCGAGAGAAGGGACAGAAATATTAGCTGAAGAAATAGTAGAATTAAATAGAGAAGATGTTATACTCCTTATTAAGGAGACTAATGAATTAGAGGAAAATGTTTCTTCTCTCTATTTAAGGAATAAATTAAAACCCCTTAATGATGCTATTGTATATTTAGCATCAGTTGAAAACAGTTTAAATCAATTATTATGACAATGTATGGAAATATCACTCTCCTGTATTCAGGAGAAAAAATGGACTATGTTCTTGATGTATTATTTGACACTAACACCAATAAGAAATCTATGCCCTCTCTATCATTCTATCATAATTATGGAATGTTAAAAGATGAAGAGAATATTGATGCATGGGACAACGATAGTTATTTAATAGATGTTCTGTTGAATAATGTATTGATTCCTTGGGTGGATTATCAGAATATAAAAGTAACAGAGGATTTTGCGTCTCTGTTACAAATGGACGGTCTTAAGGTGGAAGATTTTAAAGGACTAAAGCTCCTTTTAGAGAAAGGAATAGAATTGGGATTTTTTGAGGAATATTTTGAAAAGAAAGGAAAGAAATGATAAACGGAAGATATAATACAGAGGCTACATATAGAGCAATTGCTCTTGATAGTTATTCTTCTTTAAAGGATTTTACATTAGACAGAAGAAAATATAGAAAAAAATATATATTAAATGAGACGGTTGATGAAAAGGACACCGTAGCATCAGTTGTGGGAAGAGTTGTGGAAACGCTATTGTTTGAAGCTGATCTTTTTGATGACAGATTTTATTTGAGTGCATGTGCTGATGCACCCACCTCACTCATGTTGGCCTTTGTAGAGGCTTTATATGATGCTACAAAGGGGGCTACAAATGAAGATGGGGAAATCACCAGAACATTTGAAGAGCTTTCCAGAGAGGCTTATTTGGCTTCTGGATTCAAGATTAAATATGAAGCTGTAATAAGTAAATTTATAGGCAGTGATGCTGAAATTTATTACAATGAAATCTGTACTGTAAGAAGTAAAGGATTGACAGTTGTAACGGCAGATGATGTTACTAATGCTGAAAAAATAGTTGATGAATTAAAGAGTAATTTTGTTACATCAGAACTATTCAGTTTAATAGACAGTGACAAATATACAATTCTAAAGCAATTCCAAATAGAGGGATTTGAAATAGATGGACATCCTTTGAAGGGAATGGTCGATTATTTGATAATAGATCACAAAGAGAAGAAGTTTATTCCTTATGATTTAAAATGCACATGGTCAGTGGAAAATTTCTATTATGAATATTATTTGCACCGGTTAAGCTACATACAGGCTTATTTGTATAAACAAGCTTGTGAAAAGGCAAAAATAGACATGGGGCTATCCGACTATGCTGTAGAGAATCTAAAGTTTATTGTATGCGACAGTATCAATTATTATAATCCTTTGATATACACATTAGATGAACAGGATATGATTGATGCTTACGAAGGATTTGAATATAATGGGAGGAAATATAAAGGCGTGAAACAAATAATTGAAGAATTGAAATTTGCTCTTGAAAATGGAATATGGAACATGAGCAAAGAGAATTATATTAATAATGGAATATTGAAAATTAAGAATTAAAATATGGGAATAAAACAAACTATCACTACTATTTTTCTTGTGCCAATAATACATATCCCGGAATTTAAGACATTAAAGAACGTTCACAATTTTATCAATGGATATATAAAGGATGAAATAAGAGATATAGACTATGGAGAAAATTCTATATTTCTCTTATTTCGCCCAACAGATGTAGATAAATTTAGAGAGTTCTTAGATGGAGAATATGAAAGAACAAAGAGTGTAATAGATGATTATAATCATCCGGGAGGATATGTAGTTATTGTTTATAAATTAGATGATAAATGGCATCGTGACTATCAATCAATAAGGAGAGGGGAATACTCCCGCACCTCTCCTGAATTTCAAGCAGAATTTCCAAAATTAATAATATTAGGAAAAAGAGGAGAAGAGTTCTCCCTTCAATATAGAATATTTACTAAGACAGAAGATTTGCGAAAATTTTGGGAAGAGAAATTTGATGTAGAATTAGATGAAGGACAGGAATTATGGGAGGGATTTTCAGAAGAAAATGAAACATTAAATAATCAAAAATTAATAGAATATGAAAAATAAAAATATTGTAGAACAGCTTATAGATAAATATGGGCTGGAGAAGACAATTACATTTTGTGAAATGAATATTCTTGTTTATACAGAAATGTGTAAAGAATTATCATCTCCACTTTTTGATGATGATGAATTAGCTATTGAATATGATTATCAAATATTTAAATGGACAAAAATTTTAAACGATTTAACACCAGAATAATATGAAAGTAAGAAATATGCGTTCTAATAGT